TTCTATACTATTCACATCATCTATCTTACTTACCTTCAAAATTTTTTTGATTTCTGGACTAGCTAGTACTGATGGCTGATCGCAATAACAACAAGGTAGTAAATAACCTCTATGTGTAACAGCCGCTGAAATACTACCATCACCCACGTTTAAACTTGTGTCCCCAAAACATTTTGGTATAAGTTTTTTCATTATACCTATATTTGGGGTAAAACTCAATTCTGGATTTGTTGGTCTGTATGAATCCTTGTTACTCCACCACCTTGATGATTGTACTTCTATAAATCCTAATCCATTATCAAATGCCATTTGTTTTGCTTGTTCTACATGATTTTCATTATATCTAAAAATAATATATTGCCAAATAGGTTTTTTCTTTAAATATTTTTTTGCTTCTATCATAATATCAAAGAGTTTTTTACCATCTTGGTTAATACGATACACATGACTTTCGTTTGGTAAACCATCTATTCCAAATACCCAACGAGCTTTAGGATTTGATTTAAATGCTTTTATATACCAATCTTTAGATTTTGCTGATGAGGCATTACGTACAGAGCAAGTTATATTGTTGTCTAAAAGTAACTTCAAAATTTCTATAAATTTAGGATGATGTACAGGATCAGAAAGTTGGCCACAAAAATTTAAGTCATTGTAGAAAGATATAATCTTTTTCATTTGACTTATAGAAATATCTATTCCAGGTACTTTTTTACCATATCTTCTATAATATTTCCAACGCTGACATCTAGGACAATCTAAAGGACATCTATGTGTAATATCAATGTTTAAAGCTCGTCTAGTGAAGAAATTATTTTTACTCTTTTTACTCATTTAATATACTCGCATATTTCTTTAAAGGAAAATGTCCTTTAGGGTTAACATATTCCATACAACCTTTACAATATTTATCATATTTAAATAATCTGAAATTCATCATCTTGTCAATGTTCTCCTGAGTAATTTCAAAATTTTTAGATAGTTCTGTATTGTTAGCAAACTTTTTACTACAATGGACAATATGTTTTTTCTCAAAATCTATAACTGGCACCATTGGAAAGGCTGCACACATTTTTCGGTCTATTTCAGCCGCTTGTGTATGTACTTCGGTAACATCACCTTTTGTAGGTGTTCTACCATTGAATGCTTTAAACATTGTATTTTTATGTTTTAATTTTTTTAAATCTTCTGGAAACTTATCCTTATATTTAAAAAAGTTTGGTGTCTTAACAACTACATTATAGTTGTTATAATTGTTTTCTGGTACATAATCAAAACTACCTAATTTTTCAATTCTGTCCTCATACCAATCTAAAATGTTATGTTCTACATACAATATATTAGGATCTTTTAATATATGTGGATATCTTCTTCTAACAAATGAGTTTGATAATACTGAACAAACAAAATTAGGATATTTTTTTATTTCGTTTATAACATCATCTAAATTTTTTATAAGACCTGGCTCACCACCTAATAAACAAATACGCATTTTATATTTTGACAAATAGTTTAAACATTTTTTTAAAAAGTCCATATCAACAGTTAAGTTTCTCATTTCTAAAGTATAACTGGTACAATAATGACAATTCTTATTACAGGACATAGACATAAAAAAATCTATGGCTAAATAATTTTCTTGTATTTCTTGTAGTGTTTTCATTTTATATTATTGTAAAAGAATTTATTAAATGCAATTAACAATTTCTTTTTAGGTTTTTCTTTAAATGTTGTTGGTTCAAAAACATACTCTTTTGTTTGGTATGCTTTTTCAACTATGTATTCGTAAATATCTTCTATTGGTTCACTAGTTAATGACTTGTCTAAAACTAAATCATCGCCTAATATTATTTGGAATTTTTTACATAGTTCTATAAGTCTTTTTGAAACTTTGTCTGTTATATCAACCATATTGTCTTTATTATCAATATAACAAAACTTATCTATAGATGGATTTACAATTATCTCATTCATACTGTCATCATAATTATATCGCATATGTTATCAACTTCTTCATCTGTTACGTATGGGTGGATTGGTAAAGATAAAATAGTTTCAGTTACCTTTTTACAATTTACGCAATTATCTTTTCTATGTATTATTGATTTATACATTTCATTTTCAGATATAGGTTTACTGTAATGAACATCTGCTTTTAATCTTTCTTTTAATAAATCTCTTGTTTTTTTGTCTTTTAATCTTATAACATATTTGTGATAGTTATGATTAAGGCCGTTCGTTCTTGGTTGTATAATCACAGGCAATTGGTTTAAATTGTCATCATATCTTACTGCAACAACCAGTCTTCTATCTTGCCATTGCTCCATTTTTTTTAATCTAAAGTTTATAAACTCAGCATTGAATAATAACATTTTAGAATTATATCCTAACACTTCATTGTTTCCGTGTCTTCTTAATTTTCTTACTAAATTTGCTTGTTCTTTATTGTCTGTTAAAAAAGCACCACCGCCTGCAATACCAGCTACAGGTTTATTTGCATTGAAACTTATAGCGCTTACGTCTCCAATTGTACCTGCCTTAATACCATTAAAACTAGAACCTAATGATTGACAAGCGTCCTCTATAAATGCAATATTATTGTAAATGCAAAATTCTAATATCTCAAATGTCTCCGACATACTTCCAAACAAGTGTGGATATATAATTGCTTTTACTTTTGGAGACCACATTTTTTTAATACTCTCTAAAGACATATGGTAAGTATCTGGATCAATATCACAAAATACAGGTGTTGCACCTACCATAGTGATACAAGAAGCAGTTGATATCCAGGAGAAGTTAGTTGTTAATACTTCATCACCAGGTTTAATTCCTATACCATCTTTAATACCTAAACTAATTAAAGCAAAATGTAATGCGTCTGTTCCACTACCTACAGCAACAGCATATTTTCTATCGGTTACTCCATACAATGATTCTAAAATACTTTTTTCTAAAAACTCTACATTCTTTTCTTGTTCTTTTTGCATAATATTATCAAAAAGTTTTAAGTATTCTTCTTTGTTTTCTAAATATTCTCTACTCCAACCTGTATAATCTATCATATATAAACTCCTATTTTGTTTAACCCTTTGCTATATCCTAATCGGTCAAATATAAATTGTGCTATTCGCTCTTGTCCCTTTGCGTTTGGGTGAGGTTCAATTTTGGAAATTTTATACTGTTCTGTGACTACAGTTTCTTTTACATCAAAACCATCTAACTTATCAATCATAGGCCAACCAATAAAGTTATTATTAATTTTATTGTAATAAAGGTTGTTGTGTATTTGTTTTGTTAAACGTTTTTTGTTTCCTTCTTTCCATTCCAATTCTTCTTTAGTTAATAATCCATTTGAGTTTAATTCTTCTATATCTTTAAGTGAATCGTGTGCTAGTAAAGATTTTTGTCTTTTATTTCTTATTTGTTCCCATAACCAACCTTTATATAAATTTATCATTTGGACTTGTCTATATGTTACTCCAAGATTTTCACAAATATTTTGAAAAGCATAATAATATCTTATACTTCTATCTATCCAATATTCAATACCACCTCTTAAATCGTTGCGATCATTATTCCAATGGGATCTCAAGAAAGTAGATTTATAATTACTAGGAAATTGTAAATCTATAAAGTCACGTCTAGGCGCTGTTGACCAAGCAGGAATAACTAATCCTATATCGTTTATATTGAGGGTTTGTACTGTATCTACTAGTGAACTGTAAATGTATTCTTGTCCTGCACCAGACTTGGATAGATTGATACATTTCATATCTAATTTTTTTGCTAATAATTCAGGCCACTTTGGCCAAGAACAATCCATATCTGGATGTAAATGAGATGTCCATTGAACGTCTGAATAACTACAACCACTTATTAATAATATTTTATCCATAATATAAAATTATCTATCCTATTATATTTTTAGCTTCTACCCCACCAGTTTTACCATAATGAGTTTCTATTTTTAATTTATCTTTATCTTCTCTTAATCTGCAATGATGTTTACAACAATGTAATATTTTATCCATATTTCGTTCCCTTAAATTTTTTTCAAATTCTTGCCATTCTTTTGAAAATACTATCTGTTCTATATCTTCTACTTCATTTATTTTACTTACTTTTAATAACTCTTTCATTATAGGGTGATTTAGGGTATTGGCGTTATCTAACCAACAACACGGTATTAAATGTCCTCTATTACTTACAGCTGCTTGTTGAGATTTTGCTTTATTCTTAAACATACATCTAGGCATTAATTTTATTGGTCCTTTAGGAGTTAGATAGTTTGATGTTACACCTGCCTTAGGATTATTTTTTCTCATCTTTTTGTATCTAATCTATATTTTTGTGATTTTGGTATTAAAGGATCGTCTTTACTTGACCACCTTGATGATTGTACTTCTATAAATCCTAATCCATTATCAAATGCCATTTGTTTAGCTTTCTCTACATTATGTTCATTGTAACTGAAGATTATAAATTGCCAAGAAGGTGTAAGATGTAAATGTTTTTTAGCTTCTAATAATATTTGAAACATCTTTGGACCGTCCTGATTTATTCTATGCTTATGACTTTCTTCTGGTAAACCATCAATTGCAAAAATCCATTTAGCGTTTTCTGGATAAGCTTTAAATGCTTCTATGTACCATTTCATAGATTTAAATGTAGAGGCATTATGTATGCTGGTTGTACAATCATACCTACGTAAAATTTTTAACATTTCTATAAATTTAGGATGATGTACAGGATCAGAAAGTTGGCCACAGAAATTAAACTGGTGATAATATTTAGCTAATTTTTCAATATCTGATAAATCTAAATCATAACCGTGAACTTTTTTTCCGTGATTTAAAAATTCAGTTTGTCTTTGACAGCTAGGACACTCAAGCGGACACCTGTGTGTTATATCTATATTAATACCTTTTGGGCGTTTATAAAACCAAAAGTTTTTATATTCTCTACCTTTTTCAGTATCGTTCCAGTCTGCTTCTTCAACTTCCCAATTTTTTTGTGTTTTCCATTCTCCCATTATTTTCCGCAACTGGCGCCGTTTTTCCTCTTTCATAATTCCCCAATTTGGGAATAAAGCTTTCATAAACTACTGAACCTTGTTTTAAAGTATGTCATTTATTGCCTTTATAATTACTTCTACATTTGGTTTATTAACAGGATCAGTAAGACAGGTAGCAGGCCTTTTATAGTAAACAGGTCCACCGTCCTTTATATTATGATCTCTTAAATATATAAATTTCTTACCAAAGTATTTACATTCTTGCATTATTCTTGGTGCAGGATCAAAGTTAGGTTTTGTATAGACATATGTTTCAAATAAACCTAACAAATTTTTTATAGGTACAAAGACATTGTTGTAATCAGGATTAATAAATTTATCCTTGTAAGTAATAATGCCGTGTGATTGATACAACATATAATTATGACTTATTACATCTTCAACTTCTTTATAGTATATTTCGTTTGTTCCTAAAAATAAATGTTTAAATTGAATATCTGGTTTTGGAAGTTTGTAGATACTAAAGTTTATTATTTTTTCAAAATGTTTACCAACACCATTTGGATAGACTTCATAATCGCATAAGTCATAAACTTTTTTAGGTTTAAAAAATTCTAATGCTAATGGATAATCTCTTGGGTGATTTTCTGAATAAACAGATATTAAATGACCGCCGAATAATAAATGTAAAGTTAATTGTGTATCTTTATCGTAATCTTTAATACTCCTATATGCTAGACTTAACATACTTCTACCCATAATTAAAGTTATCTCATCTGCTGATGGTGTATAATCATTAAATATAATATTTTCAAACTTTATATAAGAATCATTTATGGCGTCAATATAATCCTGATCTGTATATTTGTGATTTGTAATAATAATTAGTTGACTTTTTATACCTATAGAATTAAGAAAACAACAATGTTCATAACTATAATGTAATAGCCCATCTCCAGGCTTGGCAGTACATACTATATTCACTATTTTCATTTAATTTAACCTATCTTTATTATATCACATCCTTAATTTAAGTCAATACTTTGTGCTATTATTTATGACCATTTAAGCACGGTATAAATACTCCTAAGTCAGTATAGTATGTATAAATAGTATTATGGCCGCTACTGCAAATTTAGTAATAGAACAAGGAACGTCATTTAGCTCGGGAATAACGGTTAAAGGATCAGATGGAACTCCGTTTGATTTAACTGGTTATACTGCGACAGCAAATATGGCAAAAGGATTTACTTCTACGAATACTAGACAGGCCTTGACTGTGGAGTTTAATACTGATAGAACTACAGGAATTGTAAATCTATCTTTAACACCTGCACAAACTACAGCTTTAGACGCACCTTCAAGGTACGTTTATGATTGTGATATTACGGCAAGTGGCGGAACAGTTACAAGAGTTATTGAAGGTCTTATAACTGTAAAACCGAATGTATAACTAAATGAAGTTAAATAAGGAGAAAACAAAATGAGTAGTGAATTGAACTCAAAAAAAACTGAAGCAACTGGTAACCAAGAGCAAACATTTAATATTGATGGAAAAGATTATAAAAGAAGTGATCTGTCAGTAAGATGTATAAACTCTATTATTATCAGACAAGATTTGCAAGCTACAAGAGTCAAACTATCTTTAGAGTTAGAAAAAGTTAATATTCTACAAAAGCATTATGATGACATAATTGCAGTAGAATTAAATCTTCCGCCAAAAAATAAGATTGAGGCGCCGAAAGATACTAGCAATAAAGAAGCGGCAAAAGTGTAGTTAGTAAGCCTTTTTATATTACCTTGTAATTATAAATATATAAATATAGTATAACAAAATTAAGGTAAATATGGCTATAACCGCAACAATTAATACGACTACATCAGGACCAAATGCTGTTTCTGTTACGGTACCGTCTGCAACATCCTTATCAAAAACTCTAAGTTCGTTGACAGACATAGACCTATCAGTATTAAGTGAAGGTTCTATATTACAATATAATGCAACTAATTCAAAATGGAAGAGCACAAATGATTTGTTAACTGAAAATGGTAGATTATTACTGAACGGTGGCACATTTTAGATAAAAGCTATTAAAGAGGGAGATATAAATGGCGACAATTATTAAAATAAAAAGAACCACGACAGGTAATGCACCTAGTGGACTGGAGCAAGGGGAGTTAGC